GCATGGTTTCTGACCAGGATACAGGACGCCGACCAGGACATTTCCGACTGGTATGTCCTGGGGGAGGGGAGGCCCGTCTTTCCTGGATGGAGTGGTGCGCCAGGACACCAGGACTGCCCTCCCTAATGCTGTCTATGAACGATGTTTTCGACTCGGCACATCCCCTATTCTCCTGTCCTTTTATCCTTCTTTCCAAAAAAGGAAGGAAAGGTAAGTGGTTAGGAGTAGGATATTGCCAGGATATTCCCATGCAAACAGGACATTCCCGTGTCTGCTGATCTGTTGTCGTTGTTTTCCGCCCGTGGTTTGAGCCCCAAGCGGGTGACGGCAGATGAATGGGCGGCTCCCTGTCCGGCTTGTGGCGGCAAGGACCGTTGCCGGGTCTGGCCCGCCGACCATGACGGCCGGGGCGGTTACTGGTGCCGCCAGTGCGAGACCAACGGCGACGCCATTCAGTTCCTGCGCGATTACGAGGGGCTTTCCTACCAAGAGGCCTGCGCGCAGCTGGGAGTCGCGGCGTCCAGCGCGTCCTCGACTTTGCCGAAGCAACCCAGGCGCACGGATCTGCCCGAACCCTTCGAGGCTGCGGCGTCCACCTCTCCGGCGGAGATATGGGCAACCAAGGCCGGATCATTTTCCGTCTGGGCTCACCAGCATCTTCTGAATAACCAAACCCAGCTCGCCTGGCTGGCTGATCGCGGTCTTTCTCTGGAGGCGGTGAAACAGTTCCGGCTGGGCTGGAATCCTGGAGAAAAGGGGCGGTCCTGCCTCATCAGGCCGCGTTCGGTCTGGGGCCTTCCTGTACTCGAGGGGCGTTCAAAGGACGGGAAACCGGCCAACCCCAAGAGAACGTTCTGGCTGCCGCGCGGCCTCGTCATTCCGCAGCTGGATCCGGATGGCCGAGTTCTGCGGCTGCGAATCCGGCGCCCGGGGGCGGACCGGAAGAGCTTCAAAGAGGAGACAAAATACTACGTCGTTCCGGGCAGCGCCATGGACGCCATGATCTTGGGGCATACCGCCCGCGCGTTCGTGGTGGTGGAGAGCGAGCTCGATGCGCTCATGCTTCGGCATCAGGCCGGGGATCTGGCCGGGGTGGTCTCGGTCATGACCTCCAACGTCAAGAAAATCGAGGCCGGGGTGCATGAGGCCCTCGTCAGGGCGGACTGTATTCTGGTTGCTCTGGATTTCGACAAGGCCGGAGCGGCAGGCTGGCCCCGCTGGCAATCGTCCTTCTCAAGAGCCAAGCGTTGGCCGTGCCCGCAGGGCAAGGATCCCGGAGAGGCCTTCGCTCTGGGCGTGAACATGCGGGCCTGGATCGTGGCGGGACTGCCACCGTCGATGCAGCCAGGACTTTTTCCGACTGGACAGCCGGGGGTGGGGGAGAGGGAGGGAAACAATGCATTTTCTGAACCTGCCCAGGCTTCGCCGGGTCCTTCAGAGTTGCCAGAGATAGCCGGGATCCGGTGGGGAGAGAAGGTTCCGGGCATCACGTGGGAAGAGACGTTTGCGGACCTGTGGCGTGGATGGCCGGAGACGTTCCCCGGGCGCGACGGGTATTTCGAATTGCTGGGAATGATGGCGCGGTGGCCGGTGCGGGGCGTGCGGACGCGCAGACAGGGCGGACGCCCCGAGGATGACGGAATCGGTCTTGACTTTGATTCCCGGTGGGACCGCGCGAATGGGGCATTGTTCCGACGATTTCATGATTTGTTTTGGCGCGACGATGTGCACCGAGCGTGGCTGGATCTGAACTACGACGGCGCGCCGGTGAAGCTGGTGGACTATTGATGAGGAGGGCTGCCGGCCGGGTCTGCGAAACCCGGCCGACGGCCGGATGACGTGAGCATCCGACCAGGAAACCCCAGCCCTCCAGCCACGCGTGGCAGGGAGGCATTAGCACGGGGCGGGCGGATGGAGAAGCTTAAAATTGAATACTGGCCCTTGGAAAAACTCAGACCCTATGAACGGAAACTCAGGAAGTTCGATGCATCGACGGTGCGGCGTATGATGGAATCGCTCACGGAATATGGGTTTTGTCTCCCGGTTTTGGCAAAGTCCTGCGGAGAATTGGTAAATGGCCACCTGCGGCTCGAAGCCGCACGGCGGCTGGGCTTGGATTGTGCGCCCGTAATATTGGCGGATGGTCTTTCGGACTCCCAAATTAAGGCGTTCCGTCTTCTGGTCAACCGTTCGGCGGCTTGGTCTTCCTGGGACGAAGACCTGGTGGCCATTGAGTTGGCTGAATTGCGCGAGCTGGACATGGACCTGAACCTGACCGGCTTCGACGTGTCCGAACTGGACGCATTGCTTGCGCTGCTGCCTGGCGAGGGGGGCGCAGATCCGGAGGAGGTTCCGGCAGTACCAGAGACGCCTGTCAGTCGTCCGGGAGATATGTGGATTCTCGGGAATCATAGGCTGCTCTGCGGCGATGCGACCCGTCCCGAGGATTTCCAGCGGCTTCTGGGCGAGGATCTCGCGCATCTGGTTGTGACCGATCCTCCTTACAATGTGGACGTAGAGGGCAAGGCTGGAAAGATTAAAAACGACGCCATGTCGAAAGAGGCCTTTCGCAATTTTCTCGGAACGGTTTTCCGGGAGTTGTATGTCGTTTTAGCCGATGGAGCAGCCATCTACGTGGCGCATTCGGACACCGAGGGAATGTCCTTCCGCGAGTCTTTTCAGTCCGCCGGGTTCAAATTGGCATCGTGTCTGATTTGGAGAAAGAACGTCCATGTCCTGGGGCGGGCCGACTACCAATGGCAGCACGAGCCCATTCTTTACGGCTGGAAGCCGTCCGGGAGGCACGGTTGGTTCGGCGGCCGCCGTCAGAGCACGTTGATCGAGGCCATTCCGGGCGTTGTTATTCTGGAAGACGGGCGCGCGCAGGTTCCGGTGGGCGATGACGTATGCATCATTTCCGGCGCAGACCTTTCCGTCGAGGTTGCCCCGGGCTCTTTAGTGAGTGTGGATAAGCCGTTGAGGAGCGATGATCATCCGACCATGAAGCCGGTGGCGTTGATCGAGCGTTTCGTCCGCAATTCCAGCAGGCCGGGCGAAGTGGTTCTGGATCCTTTTGGCGGTTCCGGATCTACGTTGATCGCCTGCGAACGTCTGGGGAGGATATGCCGGACGCTCGAACTGGATCCGCGTTTCGTGGATGTCATTGTGGCCCGCTGGGAGCAATTTACAGGAAGACAGGCGGTCAGGCGGGAGGGCGGTCATGAATGATCACCTTCTTGAACTGGCTGAACAGAGCGCGAAAAACGACTTGGCCTATCTGATCAAGGCCAAGGAAGAGGCGAAAAAACGCATGAAGGATGATCCGAGTCCCGAGAACATTCGGGCCTTTGAGCGAGCCAAGGGGGCCGTGGCTGATGAGGCGGGGCGGCTGCGGCCTGAAGATCGGGCCGTGCGCGTCTACAAGACGCAGCTCGACGCGGTGGCGTTTTTGAAGGGGAGCGGGTTCAAGATTGCCAAGAGCAAGTTCAACAAGGATTTCAAGGCAGGCAAGATTCCCCGGAATGCGGACGGGCATTTCGAGGAAGGGGTTTTGTTGGCTTATGCGGCCGCCAACCTGAGTCCCGTGGCCACGGTGGAGAACAAGGCGGCGGGCGAGGCCATGGTCAACCGCATGAGCGCCGATGCGGAACTCAAGAAATTCCAGGCCGAACGCCAGAAGCTCAAGCTCGAGAAGGAACTGGGCAAGCTCATGTTCCGGTCCGAGGTCGAGCGGGGGCTGGCGGCGCGGGCGGGATTCTTCCGGGCGCAGATCGAGAACTTCGGCCACCTTATGGGCGGGCGGATCATCGCCCTGGTGGACGGCGACGAGGCGAAATTGCCGGAGTTCCTGCGGTTCTGGGAGGAATCCACTGTGGACTGGATGGACGCATGGTCGGCGGACCGGGAGTTCGTGAACGGAGACGGGGAAGAGGCGGACTGATGGGACAGACGTTTTCGTTCACAGAAGGCGAGCGGCGCATTTTCCGCAAGCGCGTGCGCATTCCGGTTTCCGAGTGGGCGGCGCGAAACGTCATCGTCCAGGACGGGCCGCATGCCGGATCGCGGCTGCGCATGGACGTGACGCCGTACTTGCCGGGCATCATGGACACGCTCATGCAGCCCGGCGTGGAGGAGGTGGACGTCTGCGCCAGCCCGCAGATCGGCAAGACCGAGCTCATGCTGGCGAGCCTCTTTTACTCCATGGACTATTTTCCCGGTCCGAAAATGTTGGTCATGCCGGATGAGGAGACCCTGGACCGGGCCGTGCAGAAAAAACTCCTGAAGCGCATGCGCGGTTCGGCCGTGCTGCGGCGGATGCTGCATAAAGTCAAAAAGGGCGTCATCGAATTGCGCGACGGCTCCACGACGTTTCTTGCCTCAGCCCAATCCCCCAGCCAGCGCGCCTCGGTTTCCATCATGCACATGTTCATGGATGAGGTGGATCTCTATAAGCAGATCGCGGGGCAGGGCGCTCCGGTCTACGAGCTGCGCGAGCGGACCATCAGCTACAGCCACAAACGCAGGGTCCTTTGTATCTCCAAACCCCTGGGCGATGAGACGAGCACGATCTGGATCATGGTCAACGAAGAATGCGACGAGCTGCGCCGGTTCCATGTGGTCTGCCCGGCCTGCAACGGCAAGCAGGTCATGGTCCTGGATCGGGTGGTGGTTCTGGAGGGCTGCAAGGATCCTCGCGAGGTGTTGCGGCGCAGGCTCGGGCGTTACGAGTGCGGGCATTGCAAATACCGCTGGACCGACCATGCCCGCGACGTGGCCGTGTCACGCGGGAAGTGGCGGGCGGACGAACCCGTGCCGAATCCGCGCCGGGTCGGGTTTCATCTGCCCTCGCTGGTTTCGCGGTTCGTGAGTCTGTCGGAGATTGCGGCGGACCAGCTGGCCGCCGAGGAAAGCGACAACCCGGTGGCGCTCAAGGATTTCTACAACGGGCGTGGGGCGATGCCGTACCGGGCCAAGGAACTGGAGACGGACGAGCAGAAGATCCTGGCGCTGAAGTGCGACCTGCCCGCACGGACGGTTCCGCGCGGCGCGGTGGCGCTTACCTGCGGCATCGACGTGCAGAAGCGCGGCTTCTGGTTCACGGTTTGGGCCTGGGCGGAGAATCTGGAGCATTGGCTGGTGGACTACGGCTACATCAGTGGTGGCTGGGACGACGTGGAACAGATGCATGGGGCCAGATACCCGATCGAGGGCGGGGGCGAGATGGGCATCTGGCGGATCGCCTACGACTCGGGCGGCGGCAAGACGGATTCCGGGCAGTGGACGCGTACGGAGGAGGTCTACCTCTTCGTGCGGAGCCACGCCAAGACCAGGAAAATTTTCGCGACCAAAGGCGCGAGCCACGAGCAGCTCTCTCCGGTGCGTTGGACGAACATCGACAAACTGCCGCATTCGGGCCGGGCTCTGCGCGGCGGGCTGCGGTTGGCCGTATTGGACACGTTGCATTTCAAAGGCTTGGTTCATGGGCGTATGGATCCGGATGCGCGGCAACCCATGCATCTGCACGCGGAGACGGGCGAGGATTTCGCGGCGCAGATCGCGGCGGAGCGGCTGGTGCGCAGCAAGAGTGGCAAGCTCGAGTGGGAGGTTGTCAGCCGGGACAACCATTATCTGGATTGCACCGTGATGGCCTACGCCTGCGCGGACGCCAGCTGGCTACCGAGCTTGCAGATGCTGGCCCGGCGGCAGCGACTCGGGCGGGTGAAGGCGGAAGGCAAGACGAAGGTGAAGGTGAACGCTGCCGCGCCGACGCCGGACGCGATGGGCAGTGCGGTAATGGGAAGCAAGCCAGGATGGCTGGGGAGGAGATAGATATGTCGGACGAGAAGATGGTGAAGGAGCGGGACGAACGGCTGCGGGATTGGAAGTATTTTTGTAAGCGGTGTGGGCTTTCGAAAACGGAATTTTACCGGAAGGTGGGGAACGGTGAACTGGCCCCGGCTTATCGGACGGGGAAGAAGAAGGGGATCAGGTTGCCTGCGTGGGTGGCGGATATATGGTTAGACCAACATAAGATACCTGAATAATAATGTGAGGCGGATCTGTATGAAATTTTGGTATGTTAT